TGATCGACATTCCGACCGGCAAGGTCGCCAAGCCGGGGGGCATCCACGAGTTACAAGACATTCTCAACGCCGCGGTCGGCAGCCTGATCCGGTTCTACAACGGCCGGACCGAGGCGCCGGAAACTCTCGCCGCGGCTCAGTCCGCGCTGGAGGGCCTGGCTCTGCACCGCGGCAACGTGGCGAAGCACACCCAACCCGAACTCGATTTTGGAGGCGAATCATGACCGAGGGGCAATTGAGCTACGCATTGAGTAAACAGGTACCCGACATGGCGCGCGGATTCGTCATCCAGACCAGCTACGGCGATCTGACGATCGACAGCGAAGAGGCGGAAGCGTTCGCCCGCCTGGCCGAGCGTGTGTTGCTTAAACGGCTGGCGAAGCAGCGGCACAATGCCCAGGACCGCACCGCGCCGAACGTTCGTTCGGCGACCGCCGGAGGCGCGGCATGAGCAAAACCCAGACTGTGGAGGCGGGTGAAAAGGTCCTGGACGTGCTCCGGGTTCTGGAGCGCAACTTCGCTCACGGCTACAGCCCGACGGAGCTGGCCAAGGCTACCGGCCTCCCGGCCAGCGCCATCACCCGCTATGTGGCCACGCTGGAGGCCAAGGGCTACGCGGAGCGGATTCCGGAAACCGGGCGGATTCGGATCAGTCACCGACTCGGACAGGTGGCTATTCAGATCATGAACTCGCTCGACGCTGCGCAGAGCCGATTGGAAGAGTCCCGCAACCGGCTGATGAGGCATCTCGGATGAAACGGGTCACGGCGGCGGAATACGAGCGGCTGCGCCAGGAGGTGGAACACACCCGTCGCGGGCTGGCCATCGCCGAAATCCATTTGAAGTTCGAGGAATTGCAGGTGCGCGAATGGCGGCGCGCCCATGCCGAGGCCAGGCTGTCATTCATCAACGCAGAAGTCATCACCGAAACGGAGTAACACATGTCACGAACCCCACGCGAAACCGATGTGCCGGATCACGCCCTGACGGACGCCGATACGCCTGCACTGTCGGCTCTGGCGGAGACCGCCAGCCAAATGGCAGCGGCGGACGCCGTAATTCTCGATACGTTTGAATCGGCCAAGATGCTCGGCCGCATGGAAGCAATGCAATTCATCGCGACCGTCGCGGAAAAAGCCCAAGCAGAAATGTTCATTCATTTCAAAGAAAGCAAGAGATACAAGGGCTTGCCATATCGAGGCGAAAACGGAGAGTCGCGACACGTCGCGACTTTGGATGAATTTTGCCAAGCGTATTTTGGGAAATCACAACGCCGACTACAGGAGCTTGCCGCCAACTATCACCTGCTCGGCCCGGAGCTCTACGAGCAAGCCGAACGTATCGGCCTTCGCCAACGCGACTACAACGCGCTCAAGGCGCTGCCTGCTCAAGATCAGGAGATCGTCAAGCAGGCCATCGAGGCCGAAGACCGCTCCCGCGTCATCGACCTGATGCAGGAGATGGCCGTCAAGCACGGCAAGGAGAAGGAAGCCGCGCGAGCCGAAATGGACGCCAAGGACAAACAAATCGCCGACCTCAAGGGCGACCTCGACGCCAAGGCCAAACTCATCGCGGCCAAGAACGAGAAGATCGACGAACTGGCCACCAAGCTGGAGCGCAAGCAAGACGAGCCGCCGCTCCTGACCACCATCAAGTACATCGAGGATCTGCACGCCGAGACGCTGGCCATCGCCACCCGGATTCAGGCGAGCCTCGTGGCCCGATTCACCGCGGTGATCGAGGCGCACGGCGACGAGGGAAATGCCCATGCGCGGCTTTTAGTCGCGCAGTCCCTGGGGCAAATCGTTTCGGCCGCGCGAACCGTCGCCGCCGATTTCGACGTACTGCCCGCCGAGGACGCCCCCTCTATTTTCCGCGAAGCGGCCGGCGACGATGACCGCGAAATCTGGGCGAAGATCAACGCCGATCTCGCGGAACAGAACGCCCAAGCCGGCACGGTGAACTGATCATGGACCTGCACCGCCTCCGCGTCGCCGATCGCTACGCCAAGCTGTTGGCCGAAACGCCGCACAGCGAAAAGGGGCCGGTCGTCGAGGCCGGCGCCGCCGAGCTCGGCATTTCGAAACCGGCGTTTTACCGGCTGCTGCAGCGGGTCACCGTGAGCGACCGCAAGCGGCGCGCCGATGCCGGCGGCTTTGAGCTCTCGCGGGAAGAAGCGGACACGATCAGCGCCTATCTGATGGAGGGCTATCGGCTGAACGAGAAGCGCGGGCGCACCTTGGAAACGACGGTGGACGTTTTACGCGCCAACGGCGAGATCCGCGCGGAGCGGGTGGATGTCGCAACCGGCGAAATCCGCCCCTTGTCCTATTCGGCCATCGCCCGCGCATTGCGCGGCTACGGGGTGCACCCGGAGCAACTCCGCCGGCCGACCCCGCACCAGGCGCTCAAGAGCCGGCACCCGAACCATGTCTGGCAGGTGGACGGCTCGGTGTGCGTGCTCTACTACCTGCCGGCCGGCGGCGTGGGTGTAGAGGAGCTCGACCCGGCCGTCCACTACAAGAACAAGCCGCACAACCTCAAGGCGATCGAAGAACAGCGCGTCATCCGCTACGTGCTGACCGACCACGCCACCAACGTGATCCGCTGGCGCTATTACCCGCACGCCGAGACCGCCGAGCACACCGTCCGCTTCTTGGCCTGGGCGATGGCGCCCAAGACGAACCCCAGCGATCCGTTTCACGGCCGGCCGGCCATTCTGATGGTCGACCCCGGCGCGACGGCCGGTGGTTTGGTCAAGCGCTTCTGCGCCCGGCTCGGTATCCATCTGATCGTCAACAAACGGCGCAACGCCAGGGCCAAGGGGAGCGTCGAAGGCGCCCAGAACCGGGTCGAGCTGGCGTTCGAGCACGGCCTTCGCGATCAGAAAACCGCGATCCGGAGCTTCGAGCAGCTCAACCAGGCCGCCGAGGTGTTCCAGCTCTGGTGGAACGCGACCAAGACGCACACCCGCCATGGCATGACCCGGTTCGACGCTTGGATGCACATTCGCGAGCACGAATTGATCAAAACTCGGTCCGAGGCGGTGCTCCTTTCCCTCGCGACACGGGAGCCGCAAAAGCGACGCGTGAACGGCGACCTGACCGCCGAGTTCCAGGGACGCACCTGGAGCGTCAAGGATGTGCCGGGCGTCATGGTCAAGGGCGACGTGTTCCTGCACTGGCACCCCTTCGAGGAGTGCGCCATGGCGGTGGTGACCGACGCCGACGGCCACGAGCGGCACATCGAGCTTTTGGACGTGACCGGCACGGTCGATCCGCTCAATGGCGAGTGGGGCTTCCTGAAAAGCTCCGCCGAAATCGGCGAGGAGTTCAAATCGCCCGGCGACACCGAGACCGATAGGAACCGGAAACGCATTTCGATGCTCGCCAGCGGCGTGAAAAACCTGAAAGCCGACGAAAAGGCGCGGGGCCGGAAGGACTTTCAATCGTTCGAAGGCCGAATCGACCCCTACAAGGAAGCCAGGGAAACGGAACTCCCGGCCTATCTCGCGAAGCGCGGCACGGATCTCCAGATCGCCGCGCCCACGGTCGAGCTGATCCCGCTCAACCACGTGCAAGCCGCCAAGTGGCTTCGCGCCAGGCTGGGCTCCGACTGGCGGCCGGAGCATTTGCAACAGATTCAGCGGGAATACCCGGACGGGGTCCCCGAAACCGAACTGCCCGCTCTGGCCGAGCGCCTGAGCCGGGGAGAAGTCCGCCAGCCGAGGCTGGCGATTGTGAAGTAAAGGAGGGTAGACGATGACGAAAGCTGAATTGATCAGGACCGTGGCCCACGAGTTGAAGGGCGGCGTGCCGGAGGAAACCGTGGAGCAGGTCGTGAATGCCATCGGCAAGGTGGTGTCGGAAGCATTCGAGGCCGGCGAAAATATAGAAATTCTAGTGCCTGGAATGGACGCCATCGGCTGGGCTCTGCTCCAGATTCGAACCGAACTGCAAAAGTCGACTGCCAGATTTCCTAAGTTACACAGCCTACACGAGGGTTACGCCGTGATCCGGGAGGCGCTCGAAGACCTCTGGGACGAAGTGAAGGTGGACAACGAGGCCTCGGCCGCAGATGAAGCCATCCAGGTGGCGTCAATGGCCGTCCGGTTTGTAGTGGAACTGGGGCTGGAAGACTGATCGGCCATGGAAGTCACCATCACACTGCGCGACGACCCGCTGGCGGAAAACCCGGACAACGTGGACGGCAATGTGACATTCGATCCGCCGTTATCGGAGCAGGAACGGATCTCGCCGGCGGCGGCGCTGGCGGTTCAGTTCATCGAGTCGATCTGGCTGTTCAACGAAAAAAACCGCCGGCATGGCCTTGCGACCCGGACGGAGAAGGCCGATGGCCATTAAGTTGAAAGCCGTTCTCGCCGAGCACGGCATCCGCCTGGCGGAGCTGGCGCGGGCGGTCGGCATCAGCCGGCCGACGCTGTCGCTGATCTGCAATCACGGGAAATGGCCGAAAACGCCGGCACGCGCCGAGCTTGAAAACAGGATTTATCACTACCTGTTGTTTCGGCCGGATAACCAAGACTGGAACTTGAACTGGCTGTTCGGAAAGGTGGCTGACGAGTGCGCGAACACTCGCCAGCCGGTCGACATCGCTCCGGCGAAAACCGGAGCCACATCGGAGGAAGACTTTATGTTACTGCGAAAACAAGGGCTGACACCAGCCGCGAAAAAGCATTTTGGTCTGTTCCGCGATCCCTTCGCGGACGACGTGCAGGAGACCGACGACGTATTCGTCTCGCCCGATATCCGCTACGTGCGGGAGGCGATGTTCCAGACCGCGAAGCACGGCGGCTTTCTGGCCGTGGTCGGGGAATCGGGCGCGGGCAAATCGACGCTCGCGGACGACATCGAGGACCGGATCGTCCGGGAGGAGCTGTCGATCACCATCATCCGCCCCTACGTGGTAGGGATGGAGGGCGACGACACCAAGGGCAAGCGCCTGAAGGCCGGGGCGATCCTCGACGCGATCCTCCGGAAGGTCGCCCCGTCCTCGCCCAGGCCCTCGGACCTTCAGAACAAGACGGCCCGCGCGCATGACGCCCTGATCGCCTCGCACCAGGCCGGCAACCGCCACTGCCTGATCCTGGACGAAGCCCACCGGCTGGCGCCGCCGACCCTGAAGCATTTGAAAGGGTTTTACGAGCTGAAGCTCGGGCACGCCAAGCTCTTGTCCATCATCCTGATCGGGCAGCCGGAACTTCGGCTGCGGCTGGACGAGCGCAACCCGGAGCTCCGCGAAGTGACTCAGCGGTGCGAAGTGGTGGAGCTGCCGCCCCTGGACGCCCGGCTGGAGGAGTATGTCGCGTTCAAGCTCAAACGGATCGGCAAGGAACCGGCGGAGGTATTCGAACCCGACGCCCTGGACGCGGTGCGTGCCCGGCTGACGTTCGCACCCGCCGGGTCATCCGGCCGGCCTGCGCGGGCGGCGGAGCGCGTGAGCCTCCTCTATCCCCTGGCCGTCAATAACCTGATCACCGGCGCCCTGAACCTCGCCGCCGAACTCGGCGCGCCCAAGGTCGGCGCGGATTTGGTCAAGGAGGTCTGATGGAACTCGTGATCGACAAGAAAAACATCCCCCTGAGCGGCATCCAAGTGGCAGTCTCGCCCGCCATAGGGACGGTGCTGATGGTGATTCTGGGGGAAAGCCGCCTGCCGGCCGGGGCGCTGGAGCTGTCGACGGAACAGGCGCGGGATCTCGGCCGAATGCTGCTGTCAGCGGCGACCGTGCCGGCGGCGGTCCTGCAAGCTCAGGGCGAACTTAAGCCCAAGATGAACTAGGGGAATCGTGAGATGAAGAAAGACGCCATCGACAGAAACAAACATCTGGCCCGTACCCTGCGCCTCGCGGCGGTCGCGGCGGAGGATCTCGCCGAGCGCGGCATCGAGGTGATGACGGTGTGCTGCCTTGGGCGGCTGCCGGTGCTGACGCTGCGCTGGTCGCCGTCCTGCCGGCAGTTGGGCGGGGAGCGGATCGGCCGCGGCGGTTCCGGCGGGGAGCGCTACGTCCGGCGCGAAGCGCCGTACCACGGCGTGACGGTCCGGTGGGACGAACCGGAAAACCGCCCGGAACGGAGCGGCGGTTTTTTGCGTCTCGGCCGGGTTGGGGTGCAGCCATGAGCGCCGCCATCATCGGGGCCGTGCTGATTTTCTGCAGCGGCGTGTTCGCCGGGCTGTGGCTCGGCGTGCTGCTGGAGCGGGGCCGCGCGCCCGAGCCGGACGAACATGGCGAGGTTGCCCACTGCGGCGAGCCTCCGGCCGGCCTGCGCCGGACGGTGACGGCGTGGAACGATGACTTTTATCTGCCGGAGCGCTGATGAAGCTCACCTGTCCATCATGCGGCGCGTTGATGAGCCTGGATGTGGTGGTGACCCACGACGGCGCGCGGGAGGCGGTGCAGATCGCGCTGCAACTCCCGGCGCCTCTGGGCAAGCTCCTCATCCAGTACGTCGCGCTGTTCCGCCCGAAAACCCGGCAGATCTCGCTGGATCGTCTGGCGGCGCTGCTTGGAGACCTGTTGCCGCTGATCCAGGCGGCGCAGATCAAGCGCGACGGCCGGATCTGGCCCGCCCCGCAGGAAGTCTGGGCGGCGGCGCTCCAGGACATGGTCACCCGCCGCGACGGCCTGACCCTGCCGCTGAAGTCGCACGGCTATCTCCTGGAGATCATCGCCGGGATCGGCGAGAAGGCGGTGGCCAAGGCCGAGGCGCAGCGCGAGGAACAGCGCCGCTACCAACCGGAAGGAAAACGGGCAGGAGCCCCGACCTCGTCCGCGGATGCGGCCAACCGGACGGCCGCGATGCGAGCGGCGTTGAAGAAATGACTTCCGTTTTTTTCACCTGATCTGAGGTAACCATGGCACGCAAACGCATCGAAGGCACGCAGTTTTCAACCTGGGACGACGTGGACCAGGCGCTCCGGGAGATCGGCGAGATCGACCGGGATCTCGCGCTGATCGAGGGAGACACCAACCACGCGATCGACGAACTCAAGGCCAAGGCGAAAACCGACTCCAAACCGCTCCTCGACCGGAAGGCGGCGCTGGAACTCGCGATGAAGGAGTTCTGCGAAGCGAACCGGGGCGAATTCGCCAAGGTGAAGACCAAGGCGCTGACGTTCGGCAGCGTCGGCTTCCGGCTTTCCACCAAGATCGTCATCCGGCGGATCGGCGATACGGTCCAGGCGCTGAAGGATCTGGGCCTGGCTCAGTGCCTCCGCATCAAGGAAGAGCCGGACAAGGAAGCGATGAAGAGCCTGTCGGCCGAGACCCTCGCCGAGGTCGGCGCGTCGTTACGGACCGAGAACGCCTTCGGCTATGAGATCGACCGGGCCAAGCTGCCGGAGGTGGCATGAGTCACACACCCGAAGAACTGCGGCTGCAAGCCGAACGCTATCGGCAGCGCGCGGCGGATATCCGCCAAGGCGCGCAATATGCCGATTCGTCCCAGGCGCGGCAGCACGACGAACAGGCCGCGCGCGATTATGAGTCGCGCGCCGCCGAGCTGGAGCGACAAGCCGCGGCATTGGAAGTCGAGCGGGCGGAAGGCTGCACGGTCGGCGAGGCGCATCCGGCGGCCGCTCCGGGATCGGATTAGGTTGAGGTCGGTCTAATGGTTTCCGCGCGGTTGACAGCGTTTTTGCCTTCGGCTAGGGTGTTGCCGTCCCTGCAAAAAACAGGGATCGGGAATACCACCCCGCGATCAACGAAGCGCAAAACACGCGCCCGCGTGTTTTTCTTTGCCTGCTTGCCAGCACTTTACCGAGTTATGGCGGGCGGCATCGGGCCGTCCTCGGACGGGCCGCGTCCTTCGTTGCGCGGTAGTGGTATCCCGGTGTCGTCCGCCACCCATCGCATACCACCGATGCGTGGCGGTTCCCAACTTCAACGGAGAACTGTCATGGCTATATCCACTCGCGCCAGCGCGCAAATCATTCCGTTTCCGTCCTCGCGTTCCCGCCGTTTCGATCCGCCCAACTCGGTGGGTCAAAAGCGTGCCCGTCAACTCATCCAACGGACCATTGAAATCATGCTCCGGGAACCCTACCGCCAAGACTCAAAATCAGGAGACCGTCATGAGTAACGAGCTTGTTCACATCCACGATAAACACGCCACGACCACCTCGCTGATCGTGGCTGAGAAGTTCGGAAAACAGCACGCACACGTGCTTAGAGCAATTCAAAGATTGCTTGCCGAATGTCCCGACAAGGAATTTAGCGAATCCAATTTTGGATTGGCTAACTACATCGACGAGCAGGGTAAACCTCGCCCAATGTATGAAATTGCCCGCGACGGATTCTCACTGTTGGTCATGGGCTTCACCGGTTCAGAAGCCCTGGCCTGGAAGCTGAAATTCATCGCCGCCTTCAACGCGCTGGAAGCGCAGGTGCTGGAACGCCTGAAGGCTGACGTTAAATGGGAGTCGGATCACATCGAGCAAGCCAAGGCGTACTGGTTCAAGCGCCGCCCGCATTGGAAGCCCATCTATGAGCTGCTGATTCGAAGTTCGCTGGAGCCCAAGAGCATTGCGGAGCGCATCGGCAAATCGGTGGCCTCCGTGCGGCGGGCGATTCACCGCATGATCGAGGTCGGCGTTCTCCATCCACGATTGGTCCGCGAGGCTATCAATCAATCGGCATTTGCGCGCCAGCTCACCCGTTCGGGTGTATTCGATCGCTGGGGCAAGAAGGCCAAGCAACTCGATCTGTTTGCATTGGAGGCTTAACAGTGGATCCGCGCCAGCGCCTCATCCGTCTGATCCACGTCGGCAAGGGCCGGCTCAAGCTGGAGGACGAGGTTTACCGGAAGCTCTTGCAGTCCGCCACGGGCAAAACGTCCACCACCGAGATGCGCGTCGATCAGCTGGAGGATGTGCTGGCGCGGCTGAAAAAGTTGGGCTTCAAGGTCCGGGTGCCGAAGGCGAAGGGCGAGCAGCGCCGGCTGGCGCACAACTCCCAGGATCGGAAGATTCGGGCGCTGTGGCTGGCGCTGCACGAAGCGGGCGCGGTGCGCGATCCGTCCGAAGCGGCGCTCAACGCCTGGGTGAAGCGGGAAACCGGCGTCGAGGCGTTGCAGTGGGCGGACGATGGGCAAGCATCCAAGCTGATCGAGAAGTTGAAAATGTGGCTGAAGCGGGTGAACCGGACCGATGGATAAGGCCCTGCTGCCGCCGATCGTGCAGGAGTTCGTCGAGGTCGCGGGCCTCGAGGCGGCGCTCAAGCTGGTGGACGCCTATGGCGGCACGCGCGTGTGGTTTCCCGAGCGGCCGGAGCCGGACCATCATCTGGTCAAAGCCCTGGGGGACGCGGCCTATGCGCTCTGCGAGCGGTTCGCGCTGGAGTGGATCGATATCCCGAAATGCGCGCGGGCATTGCGCGCGGTCCGGGATGCCGCTATCGTAGAAAAGCTCCGGCAGGGGCGCACTCAGGCCGAAGTCGCCCGCGAAGTCGGCCTCACCTGGCGCCAAGTCGCCAACATTGCCGCTCGCTACCGGGCCATGGAGCCCGATCCCCAGCCCGATCTGTTCGGGGTGATTTAAACCGCCCTCTCACTCGGGGAGAGGGAGAAAATCCCCCGCTGAAACCTTTCATCTGCCGGCCATTTTCCCGCCTCCCTATCATCGCACCCATTGCGGCGTAGGGAAGAGGTCCATCCCGCCGGGTTCATACCCCGGAGACCGCCGGTTCGAATCCGGCCGCCGCTACCACTTTAACGGCGGCGACATGACACGCGATCCGGCACATATCACTCACCTCGTCATCCATTGCGCGGCAACGCCCAACGGCCGGCATTTCACCGCCGAGGACATCGACCGCTGGCACAAAGAGCGCGGTTTTCGGCGCGATCCGGCCGATGTCGGCCATCACGAGCCCAGGCTCCGGCATATCGGCTATCACTATGTGATCTACACCAACGGCGCCGTCCGTTGCGGCCGATCCGAAGCCGAAGTGGGCGCGCATTGCCAAGGCATGAACACGGTGTCGATCGGCGTCTGCCTGATCGGCACCGATCGGTTCACTCGCCATCAATGGGAGTCGCTTCGCGCCCACGTCCAGGCGATCCGGACGCGTTACCCCGCTATTCAAATCTGCGGCCACCGCCGGTTTTCGAAAAAACTCTGTCCCGGCTTCGACGTGACTGCCTGGCTGAAAGGCGAGATGGCGCCGCTGGCCGATCATCTTTGCGAACCTCTGCTGGAGAAGTGAGCCCAGGAAGGTGCGCGATGCGCACCCTACGGGACTACGGAACTCGATCGGGCGCGTTGGGTGCGGCGCCGTGTGTCGGGATGTTCAACGGCACCCGGATTGATCGGGAGGCTTTATGCTCAAAACCGTTCGTTGTTTTTTCAGTGTGTCGGTCGCGATAGCGGCCGTTGCTCTGCTGGGCCTCGCGTCCGGCTGTAGCGCCGTCGGGCAGGCGCAGGACTATCTGGGCCAAGCGGTGACGCTGTATTGCGCGCAGCCGGCCGATCAGCGCGCCGGCATCCGCGATGCCGTCAATGCCCGGACGGCTCCGCACGTCGTCCTGATCCGGTGCGCCTCGGACCATGAAGCGCCCGGAAGGGAAGCGCCCAGCCTGCCGCCGGGCCAACCCGCGGCGCGGCTGGATCGGCCGGCTCCCCTCATGCCCGCCGGCACGCGGGTGTCCGACGGCAGGCCGCCGGGGTCTGCCTGCACGGTCTGCC